GTTCGCTTGGAAATTAGCCAGCTGGCGTTTGACTGCTGCCACCACCGCCACCACCGCCCGAAGCAGGCAGGGCATCAATTTCCTTTGCGGTCACATGCCACAGAATAGCCGTGTCAGTTGTCTGACGTACAGCGTTGATGTGGGCGGGGAAGGCTGCGATAGAACCCGACTTGAGGGTTGCAGACACATTAGCGTCAGTTCCATGCAGCTCGGACATGTCCTCTGCTGTTTGGAAATCAACGACCTGCACCTTACCCTTCTTCTCACCGATGTAGTAGGGCTTGCCAGTACACTGGTTGATGAGTTCTACGGTTTCGGGGTCTTCCTCATGGTAGTCCCACGTCTCGTTGTGGACGTTGGTAATCGTTGTGCTACCAATCGTCACGCTTTGAATACCAATATTAACTGCCATAGTTGTTACTAATATTGAAATACTTGGAATAAAAGTTTCACATTCACATAGTGGCTTCTTGTCTCTGCATCGGCGATTTCAGATTCCGTGGAATGTATGCGATAGGTATAGGTCGTGCCGTCATACTGGTTTACGTCGCCTGTGTCAAGCAACTGCCATGCCAGCTTCTCCAGTTCATCCAGCCTTGACGTGTTCGATTCGCCCTTGATGTCGGGTACGCACAAGTTGACTTCCACGAAGCCCTTGCGCCAAACGTCGCCATGCTGCTGCCTCTGAGGTCGTATGACCACCCTTTCGACGCTTGGGTCTATCTTCTCGTTTCCCTTGCGGTAACGGGCGATGTTGAACCCTGCACAGTCTCTAAACAGGATGTCGGCTACATTGCTTGATGTTATCATTTGATTTCTTCCCTTAGTCTTTGTTCGGCATAGAGTGCGCCAGCACCCGCAACCAAAAAACCCTTTGATTCCACAAAACTCGCATATTCTGCGGTATTCTTTATCGTCAAGCCCGATTCATCCACCTCATAGCCGTTTGACCGTCGAAGGTTTCCCGTCCTGTTCTGATAGCTGCCCTCGCGCACGTTGAAATCAACGGCCTCCTGCCCTATCTCTGCCTCCTTCTGCATGACTTCCTGTTTGCCCTGCTGAATGAAAGCATCAACATCGGAAAAGTCGAAATCTACAGCCATATCGCCATATAGTTGAGGTAGTTCGTTCTTTCCAAATCCCCAATAATACCGCTCCCGCGTGTCGTCATATCTTCCCTGTTCAAGCAGCGCACCTTATCGCCCAGCTTCAATGACTCGGTTCGGTCACATGCTATCTTATAGCTGGAATGGTACGTCTCACCCGTCGGCGTTTTCAACAGCTTGGAATGATTGTCGTCACATCGGCATCCGATTACGTCTTTCCACTGGCCTTCGGCTGTCTTGACGATGCGACCGAAATCGTCATGTTCGGTCTGCTCGTCACACCATACCTGTAGAATATGCGGCTCGTATATCATTGCCTACCATTTTGCGGATGCGTCCTGTATCATGTTGATTCCCAAAAGAGATACCACGTCGGGATTCGGGGTAATGCCGTACTTCTTGCACAGAAACATATACAGCTTCCCCAAGTCCGCGTAGTTCCACGTCATAGAGAACCCGCCCTCGTTCACTGACGCAAGCCTCGGCATGAGCATCTGTTCCTCGATGATGCCAACAATGGCCTTGTTTACGGCATCCTTGTTTCCAGCACCATACTCTTGGCTTGCATCAAGCCCGTAATCGGCTTGAATATCCACAAACTGCACCTCCGTCAGTTTGAAGGAGGGCAGTTTCTGTGATATGTATTCTCTAATCGTCATCGTCAGCAGATTTACTCACCACCTTTCAGGGCTTCCAGTTCATCCTGCGCCACCTTGAGGGCTTCCTCGGCCTTGGCCAGTGCATCAGCGGCCTTTTCAGCCTTTGCGTTTGCCTTGGCGATTTGCTTCTCGTCGGTCAAACCTTCCTTGGCGGCTTCGGCTTCGTCGGCCTTGGCCTTGGCGGTATCGACCTTTTCAGTGGCTTTCAGAACCTTCTCCTCGGCCTTGGCGATGGCTTTTTCCTTTGCTTCGGCTTCCTTGGCGGCTGCTTCTGCCTCCTTTGCCTTGGCCTCTGCTTCCGCTTTCGCGGCGGCTTCGGCTTCGTCGGCCTTGGGTGCTTCGGCTACCTTCTTGGGTTCCACATAGGGCTCTGCCAAACCACGGCTGATAACGTCCTTTGCGCGTTCATCTTCAAAATCCACCACGTCGCCTACGTTGAAGAAGTGCGCCATGTTGAACTTATCCTTGAAGCGGGTGATTACCTTAATCTTCGTCATATTCCAGTCCTCCTACGGTTTAGCCCAGCACACTCTTTGGGTCGAGCGTGTAGATTTGGTCAACGTTGTGGACTACAGGAACGGCCATAGCCTGCGAAGAGGTGAACTCACGCAGCGGGTCATTCTTGGAATACTGGCTGCAAAGGATGAAGCCTTCGACGGTAGAGTAAGTAACACCAGCGACGGGATGAGACTGCTCGGCAGTGTTGGTATAGACCAAATCGCCGACGGTATCATCACAGGTGAACACCATGCGACCCTCTGCCCAAGGCTTGTGGTTCTTCTTGATGCCATTCACCTCCGTCTTGATGGAACGGTTGATTCGGTGCAGGACAACACCCCACTTACGCTGGAACACCTGCGACACTTGGTCGAAGTCGAGGTTGGGGATGTTGTTTCCGACGAAGTTCTGATTGAACGCAAACAGCTGCTTGAACTGTGTGTTCTTATACAGGGCGCGGAGCGCGAAATCGTCGGTGAACACGTCGGTAATGGTGTTTTGGTCTTCCAGTGCCTTGTCGAACACCTGCTCGATGTCATCAACGGCCAGTGCATCGGCATTGTCTGCCCATGCCTTAACCTTGGCAACGAACTGGTTAGCGTCAAGGTAGCCTACATTCACGCGAACACCTGTTCCAGCGTTGCGCGAACTCAGACCGACACCCGTAGAGAGCTCAGACAGGAACATGTCCTCGAGACGCTCGAAGATACCTTCGATGCAGCGGCGCAGATTCACGAAAATCTTTCCGATAATCTGCTGAATCGGCATCTGCTTGGCAATCATGTTCTCGATGTCCTTCATCTGCTTTTCGGTCAGATACAGCTTCATGCCCAGCTTGGGAATCTCACCGTGGGCGACCTCGATGGTGTCGAGGCTCTTCAACGGCAGTTCCGCATCCAGCGCAACAACGTCAGCGGCTACGCGGGTGTACTGTGCAAGCACGGAAGCCCACATGCCATCAGACGAATACTGCGGGGTGAGCATCGTCTTGTAGAGATACGGCAACGACTGTTGACGCTTCTCATTCAGCTTTTCCACGATGGAAAGAACCAGCAGCGGAAAATACTTCTCAGTGTATTGGAAATAAAGTGACTGTTGCATGGCTTACTCCTCCTCTTCTGCTTCGTCTTTGATGAATACTATGTGAGGGCAGGCGGTTTGGAAGGCTGACAGGATGCCAGTCATCGGAATCTCCAGTGCCTCACTGTTGACTTCGCCGTTGGTCATAATTGCAGCCAGCGGCATGTTCTTCTTCACGGAACGGTACAGCACACCTGCATAGGCGTGGTTGGCGGGCAGACTGTCATACTCGTAAACGGTGTTGCCGTTTGCGTCGGTGGCAATCTCGTTTCCACTACGGACGTAGTATTCCGTTGAAACCTGCGGGGTTTGGTCGTTGGTAGCGGTGTAAACACCAGCAGCCTCCGTGTACCAGCCCTCGGTCTTTGGATTCTTCTGCTTGTAGTACGTCACACCTGCGGCGGGAGTGGTGACACCGCTTCCTACCTGTGTGTAAGTACCATCAGATTCCGTGTACCAGCCATTAGAATAGGGATTCTCGCCCGTCGGGTCGGCAATGGCTTCGTACAGACCAGCGGTAGTAACCTTGGTGTACGTGTAGCCACTCTTAGCCTTTACAGGCATGGGCTTGTACGTTCCTGCGCCGTCTGTGATGATTACATGGCCTGCATGAATCACATTCAGCGGGAAGTTAGCAGCAACATCCAGCGAGCGACCACCCTTGATACCCGAAAAATACTTTTGGATAACAATGGAATCGTTGCCGAATACTATCTGCTCACGATTTTGGTTTGCTAAATCAATCTTGGTCATTTCGTTGTTAATTGTTAAGTTGAACACTCACGGACTAACGAACCAACTCAGCTGCGATAGCGTCCACATCTTCCTTCTTAGGCTCACCGATGTTTGCCAAAGGATTCTGCTTATCGTTAGGCAGATGAGCAGTTTTCCAGTTGTTCGCCATAGCGGTCAGATAGTTTGTTGTCTTGTCAGCATCCCAATCAGCGGGAATGTTCAACCCCAAATCAATCATTGACTGCGGTACGCCCAATTCTTTTGCCTGTTTGATGATTCCGTCCATGCGAACACGGGCAGCTTCGGCAGCGTCGCGGTCAGAAAGCTGCTTCTTGAGGTCGGCGATGGTCTGCTCAGATGTCTTGTTGGCATCAAGAATGCCCTGCATCTTCTGCTCCCATTCCTTTTCGCGCTTGGCGTTTTCAGCCTTTAGGTCGGAAAGAGCCTTTTCCCATTCAGACTTGCCCTCCAGTTCCTTCTTGCGCTTTTCCTCTTCGGCAGCGGCGGCGGCAGCAGCCTCCTCCTCTTCTTTCTTCTTTCGTGCAGCCTCTTCTGCATCCTTACGTTCCTTCTCCTTCTTCTGATACTCCTCTTCGGCCTTCTTGCGGCCTTTCTCGGTGGCAGATGTGCGCACAGTGTCTAACTGGCTTTGCATCTTCTCCAAGTAGGATTTCTGCGCAGGAGAATTAACCACGGTTTCCACGTTCTCGGCAGTTACCAAGCCCGATTGCTCAAGCATGATGGCATGTTGCTTGAGGACATCATCACCTAACCCAAGCGAAGAATACGCCTGTTTTAGCAGTGCAAAAATTCTGTTTTGTAATTCGTTCATATTGTCG